GATAAGAAACTTACAGATCCTGTATGGGAAACCGTAAGTTTAAAAATCAAAAAATATATTCCCTTCATAAATATTAATGTACTTAACTACAGAAAAATCCTAAAGGAGGTTATCACTAATGGCTCTTAAAAATGATGAAGTTCTTGCAAATTTACAAGAACAGTTGACTCAAGTTCAACAACAACTTGAAGTAGGTCGTAATACGATTCTAAGACTTCAAGGTGCAATTGATGTTCTTACACAAATTGAAGATAGTAAAGTTGAAGAAGAAGCACCAGTTGATGGTGGTGAAGAAGAAACTGAAACTACAGAGGGTGAATGAGTAAGTTTTTCGAATCTGAAGTAGTTCAGGAAGAACTTAAAATAATTAATCGTATGCAAGAAGAGATTTATAGTACCATGCTATCTTTTGGTAGTATGGAACATGAAGATCAAATCGAACATATTGAAAAATTAACTGTCCTATTAGATAAACAAAGAGTTATGTACACTCGATTGTCTCTTTCGGACGATCCTCAAGCTCTTGAAATGAAAAAACATTTAGAAAAATCAGTTCAATTAATGGGTTTCCCTGAAGGAACTGATATGAATATGATATTTTCTGGTATGACAAAAACTATTGAGAAACTCAAACAGGTTGTTGACCAATAAGAGTTTTTTTGTTATAATAAAATCAAATCCAATTAAATCCAAATTAATCCGAGGTATCCAATGTCGTTTGCTAATCTTAAAAAGCAATCTAAACTAGGTTCTCTTACCGCTAAACTGGTAAAAGAAGTTGAAAAATTAAATAATAATGGTGGTTCAGGTGATGACCGTCTATGGAAACTAGAATGTGATAAATCAGGTAATGGTTATGCCGTTATCCGTTTCCTCCCTGCTCCTAATGGTGAAGATCTACCATTTGTAAAACTATACTCCCATGCCTTCCAAGGTCCTGGTGGATGGTATATTGAAAACTCTCTAACCACTCTTGGTGGTAAAGATCCAGTTTCTGAGTTTAATACTACTCTATGGAACAATGGAACAGATGCAGGTAAAGAAACTGCACGTAAGCAGAAGCGTAAACTTACATACATTAGTAACATCTATGTTGTAAAGGATCCTGCTAATCCTGAGAACGAAGGTCAAGTATTCTTATACAAGTATGGGAAGAAAATCTTTGACAAACTTACTGCAGCAATGCAACCTGAGTTTGAGGATGAAGAAGCAATTGATCCATTTGATTTCTGGCAAGGTGCTAACTTCAAATTGAAGGCAAAGAACGTTGCAGGTTATAGAAACTATGACTCTTCTGAGTTCGCTGCTGTAAGTCCTCTCTTGAAAGATAGTGATGATGATGCACTAGAAGCACTTTGGAATAAAGAGTATTCTCTTGCAGAACTTGTTGCTAACGATCAGTTCAAGTCTTATGATGAACTTAAAACTCGTCTAAGTTATGTTCTTGGTAATAAGAAAGTTACTCAAGATGCAGAAACTATTGATGAGGATGGTGATAGAGGTGAAGCAGAACAGTTAGTAACTGCTGCTGTTACATCAGCACCCACTCCGTCTAGCACGGAAGACGATGATGCACTATCATACTTCGCTAAATTAGCAGAAGAATAAGTAAGTAAAAAGGGAGGCATCGCCTCCCTTTTTTAATATGGCATCGTAATTTTAGTATTTTCCGTTTTTATCAGATTATCATCTATAAATTGAGATGATCTACCATATACCATTATATCTCTAAAGTCATTTAAGAATTGTTGTAAATATTCCCGTTTAAGTAAGTATATACTTCTTTTTTTATCATTTAAATTAAGTTCATAGTGATAATTTGAAATACCTGTTCTCACATCGGTGCCTGTTTTAGTCACATAAGAACCTACTCCGTCGTTGTCTACATTCCAATATGTAATTTGAAAATCAGAATCAACAACTTTACCTTTTGGTAAAATTAAATTACCCTGACTATTTTTTATTTCTAGTGTTTCGTAGAGTCGAGTAGAATTTAATTCATTTCCATATTTGTTGAGTGCATAATTATAAACATCTCTATTATCAAGTGGCCAATCATTTCTAATATTTACTATATTAGCAGTGAGTAGAACAACCCAATCTAATTCTGCACTACCATAATAATTTTCTGCTACAATTTCAGGTCGATGTTCATCTGGTATTTCAAACTTTTCAAAGATTGTAAAGATGTTTTGAAGGTCATCTCTTAATTTAACACGACGAAATATATTTTTTACCTCAATATAATCCATTGAGGAATTTTTATTTGGAGCAAATGATTGATAAAGTAAATTTGGTAGTTCTCTGAAATATCCCATGTTTAGTACCCTACTGTGTTGTCAGAATCAAAACCATTTTCATCAAAGTAATCAATATCATAAATTGGTTCAAGTTCTTTGAAGCTTAAATCCATAATCATTGAAATTGGTTCCCTATCTTCATAGGTTGCATATACACCTTCACCTGTGTAATTGACTGATACATCAGTTAAGAAACACTGTTTAAATTTATGTAAGAATGGATGATTTCTAAATCCAGTTTTATACCTTAGTTCAAATACGTTTGGTGTGTTTAAGAAGAGATTAGGACCTGAGACTACTTTAGGAGCCATATTCATTTTAAATGTTCTTATAATCAATTTACATTGTTCTGCTTCGTTCTTACTTCTTGGAGTCATTTTAAAGGAGAACCTAAAGTTTCTTAAGGTAGGACCATTGAATAATAACTCCATATTGGGGTTAAATATTTGACCATCTTCTCTAGCTAATAATTGATTAATTGTTACATTACCACCTAAAGCACTAACAGCCATTGATGCTAATTTTCTGGTAACTAATTTTTTTGCATTTAGTCCAATATTGGAATCTGTTAATGTTGCCTGAGCAATATCTTTTGCTACTTGACCTGCTCCTTCAAAATCACCTTCCCCAAGTTTATCACCTACACCCGTCATCATATCAGATGCACCACCAACTGCAGCAGCAACTATGCTGTTCATTTTAGATTCACCATAACTAACAGAATTACCATCTTGTAGATTTGCTGGTATCTGTAATAATATTGTTCCTTTATTTACTAATGATTGTGTGGTTAATCCACCAGGAACTCCAGATCTTTTAGGTAGTTGTCTACTACCAGGAATAGAAATTATAGTTCGACTACCAAGTTCTTCTGATCTTTTTCCTATAGATGTATATTCTTTAATATCAATTTGAAGATAATCAGTGGTATCCGTCATTGCTTCTAACGGGTATCTTAATAATCCTCCTCTAGAATTTATTTTAATTTTTTTATTACTATTAATAGTACCTACGTTATATTTCTTCTTCGTCTTCTTATCTGAAAATTGTTTATTTAACTCCTCAGTTGTTACTACTTTACCAAAATTGGGATTAATTTCTACACCATTAATCGTAGCATTACCTTCACCAGAAGGTATATTAGATAATCCTGATCCAGATGGATTTATATCGTTTTGTTTTACAACTTCCAGATATTGATTCAGTTCTTCTTCTTTCCTAATATCATCTACATCTTGATCAGTTTGATTTAATGGTAAACCAGTTTTCCAATTATATTCTATTCCATTTACAGTATAATTTTGCATATCGACCTTATTTGGTAATTATTAGTTATTTAGACGCATTTTCTGATAAGGTATGCCACGTAACGATTGTATCTCTTCATTAGTGACTATATGCAACTGTCCTATCACTTCTTCCCATGTATATTGTCTAATTTGACCCCAGTGAAAATTTAATCCTCTAAATCCCCATTGGAATATACTAGTGACTGCTACTAGGGGAAATTCATCATATTCTACATTAGGAGTTTTGGGTTGATAGACAAACGTATAATATTTACCTGGTTCAGGAACTAATTCTGTTTCGGTGAGTACTTCGAGGATTTCTAACATCATATCATCAGGAGATTCACCACCTATTAAATTATCTTTTATTTCTGTAATTCTATTCATTATTTAATTCCTAGTTCGTTCTCTGTTAAGACTTTAAATTCTACCATTCTATCTTTACAATATTCTGATGCTGCTTTCCATTTTGCTTGGTTCTTTGCATATTCACATACTTCGTAGATATATCCTTTTGTTTTCTTTTTCTGAGGTTTAGGTTCTATACACTGTTTTTTAGGTTTTATCTCAATCACATATTTTTTAACTTGTCCTGTACTTTCTTTTACTTTTATATAAAAATCTGGATAATATCTATGACGTTTACCATCAATAGGAGATGTATAAGGTATAAAGAATTCTTCACTCCCCCATTCTAAAATATTTTGATTACTATCACAATATTTCATGAATTTTAGTTCCCATAAAGAACGGTAAATTATATTCCTATAATCACCCACATACTTCTTAGGAATACTTGGTCTAAATTTTCCTTTATAAGCCATCTAAATAGAAATAATATAAGACTCGTATAAGGTATTTAGAGTGGCAGGAATAGTTCAAAAAATTACAATGAGCGATGTCAAGGAAAAACTTGGCAAACTCTCATTAACCAATCAATATCAGGTTAATTTTTCAACCTTTAATCAGTCAATATTGGATTATTTTCAGAGTATAGGTTTAGATAATGCTCAGAATTTTATATCTAGAAATATTGGACTTATGTGTTCTGATGCATCATTACCTGCAAGTGCATTTGCAACTGGTGAAGTAAAGGATAATTTTATGGGTATTCCTCAAGAGTTTGCTCATACTCGTTTATATACTGATATTGATTTTACTTTTTATGTGGATGAGAATTATAATTCATTAACTATTTTTGAAAGGTGGATGGATTATATTTCTAGTGGTTCTCAATCAATGGATGGTATTAGTGTACAGGATAAAGGATTCTATAGAAGATTTAGATACCCTGATGATTACAAAGTCAGTTCAATGACAATTACTAAATTTGAGAAAGGTATTAGGGGAACAAAATTAATGTATGAATTTAAGAATGCATTTCCCAAGGCTATTACATCTTTACCTGTTACTTATGGTGCTGCAGATCTTCTAAGAGTAACTGTTAGCTTTAACTATGATAGATATGTTGTAGTAAGAGGTTAAAATTACCCCTATAAATAAATTTACTGAAGTGTGAAAACATTATGCCATTACCAAAAATTAATACTCCAACTTATGAGTTGACTTTACCATCTAATAATAAGAAAATTAAATATCGTCCTTTTCTAGTAAGGGAAGAAAAGATTCTTATTATGGCGTTGGAGAGTGAAGATACCTCACAAATAACAAGTGCTGTAGTTGATATATTAAATGATTGTATCATTACAAAAGGAATAGATGTTACTAAACTTGCTACTTTTGATATTGAATACTTATTCTTAAATGTTCGTTCAAAATCAGTTGGCGAAACTGTTGAAGTTAATATAGTTTGTCCTGATGATGAAAAAACATCTGTTGAGGTAGATATTGATCTTGATAGTATTAAAGTTCAAAAAACTAGAGGACATAAGACTACAGTTAAATTAGATGATCAATATTCTATGAAACTTAAGTATCCATCACTTAATCAATTTATTCAAGGTAATTTTGATCTTAGTGGTGAAAGTGATGTTGATAAATCTTTAGACATGATTACATCATGTATTGAGATGATTTATGATGAAGAGGAGAGTTGGGCTGCTTCTGATTCAACTAAAAAGGAATTAGAGGAATTCGTAGAGCAATTGAATAGTAAACAATTCAAATCAATTGAAAAATTCTTTGAGACAATGCCTAAACTTTCTCATAAAGTTAAAGTAACAAATCCAACCACTGAAGTGGAGTCTGAAGTTTTATTGGAGGGACTAGCGGCTTTTTTCACTTAAGTATGGCTCATACTAATCTTGAGTCATACTATAAAGTAAATTTTGCCTTGGTTCAACACCATAAATACTCTTTAACAGAGATTGAAAATATGATCCCTTGGGAAAGGGAAGTGTATGTAACTTTATTGAAACAGTACATTGAGGAAGAAAATCTAAAGAAAGAACAAAGTGGCTAACGTAACGATTTCAGGTACAACAAATACAAATAATAAAGTAAATACCTCTAAATTTATGGGTTCTGCTTTTGCAGCAGGAAGTGCTTTGTCAAAAAGAGTTTCTACTCAAGAAAAGAAACTTAGTGTACTTAAAAATATAATAAAAACACAAAAACTGAATATTGATGATCTAAAACACAACCAAGATACAACTGACGGTTTAAAAGAAGAATTACAAGAAACAAATAGTATTATACAAGATATTGGTAATGCATTAGCATTAGATTTTGCTAATAGAATTACAGAACAGAAAGCTGCTAATAAAGCATTAAAATCGCAGACAGATAAAGATAGAAAAGAATCTAAAGAAAAAGATCTAGAAACTGAAAAAGGTATAGGGAAATCATTAGGGGGTGGATTAAAAGGAATTGCAGGATCAATGTCAAAAGGATTAAAAATAGGTGGTATATTTGAAGCAATTAAAATTATTGGTGCTGGTATTGCAATTAATGCATTATGGCCTAAGTTAGAACAAATATTCCAATGGTCAATAGACAATTTTGATAAGATATTACTTGTTGCAGGTGGAATATTTGCAGGTGGAGCATTCCTTGGTTTAGTTGGTGCATTAGGTTCCTTAATTACCATTGCTAAATTTTTAGCAACTCCTCTTGCAATAGGTGCATTATTGTTCACCTTTGGTGCATGGGGTGATATGGTACTGGGTAGAAGTAGCCCAACTCAGAACGTTAATAAAAGTGTAGAAACAATAGGTAGAAAAGCAACTCTTGCATTATTAAAAGCAGAATTAGCAAAGATGGAGGCAAATCCATCAAAATTCCCAGACTTGTTTTCTAAAAAAGCAGAGTTAAAAGAACAAATTGAAAGAGTAGAATTTGGGACAGTTAAGGGGAGACCAGTAGGACTTCCAAAAAATGATGCAGATCTAATAATAGAGAAGTCATTGAATGATAAGGATTTATTTGAGAAACTTACTTCAGATACTGGTTTTGAGATTAGTGAAGTTACTTTAGATCCACAATATGTTAGTGGTGGAGAAAAGAAGGTTAATCTTCCTGAAACAAATGAAGTAGCATATCATTCTTCTGTAAATCCTACTAATACATATATGATGGATACACCAAAATTACATGGGATAGGATAAAGAGATGCCATTACCAGCAGTATTAGCAGGAGTAGCGAAAGTAGGAGCAATTATTGGTAAAGGAGCAGTGGCAGCAGGAAAAGGACTTGCTGCTGGTGCAAAGGTTGGTGCAAAGGCTGGATCTCGTACTGTAAGTGGTAGTGCAAAAAGTGCTAAGAATTTAAAAATATCGGTAGGAAGGATTAGGAGTGTTCTTAATAAAAGAACTAAGAGATTATCTAATTTAAAAAAGATAAATGTAAGAGATCAGAATAAATTACTTTCATTACGGAAAAAACAAAAGGCAGAAAAAAAATTAGAATCTCCCTTAAAAGGAATTGCCGCACTTTCACCTATTAAGGGACTAGCAAAAATTGGTTCTAAAGTAGCTGATTTTTTCAAATTTCTTTTACTTGGAATTGGATTCAATGCTTTATGGGAAAATGCTGGTAAGATAGGAGAAATTATGGGTGATTATTATCAACGTTTAGTTGATTGGTGGGATACTCCACGAAATAAAAAACTGCGTGACAATATTAAGAAAGGGTTGGATAGAGTTGATACTAAAAAGTTAGTAGAACAATTTAACAAATTAAAGGAATTGTCTGATGAGTTACGAGTAAAACTTGCTCCTATCTTTGAAAAAGATAATGTGCTACTTGATAAAAAAGGACAAATAAATCCTAAAACTTTTATAGAAGATGAAGATAATCCAGATGAGACGTTAAGATTTGGTGATACATTTAGCGAGTCTGATGATACATTACTTGATGAAGCCAGATCTAAATTTTATATTGACCAAAATGGTAGTGTAAGAAGAAAGTCTGATAATAAAAAAGCTGAGTGGGAATTTTTGAAGGATTTTAGTCTATATAACGGGATACATGAAGATATGTTGGAGTTGATACCTTATAATAAGGGTATCACTCCAATTAAAAAGAATGATAATCTTAGTTCCTTAAATAGTAATGGTTCAAAGAAAAATAAAATGATTATTGTAAAACAACCTATAATTTATACTTAAAATGGACGGTAGTGCAGCAAGAGCATCCATCTATGAAAAGATGGTAATTAATAAAGATGGTAAGACTGCTAATATTGTAGCTAAAACTGTAAGTTTTGATTATTATGAGAGTTTATATTCTCCTGAAGTAACTGGTGCTTTAATATTTTTTGATGCTGGTGCATCTGTTAAAGCAGGAAAAGAGCAGGATACGCAAGAAAGAAGAGGAAGTATTAAAAATTCATTACCTATTACTGGATCTGAAGAGGTACAAGTAAAAATTAAGTCTAAGTCTGGGATTTTAAGTATTCCTTTTACAGTTAATGGTGCTCCAATTTTAAATCAAGAATCACAACGTGAAAGTGTTTATCTATCACTTAAATCTAAATCAACTTATGAAAATTTAGATATTAAAGATCCATCTAAGAAGTATACGGGAAGGATTAGTGATACTGTTAAAAAAATACTTCAAGATCTTAATATATCAAAAATGAAAGTAGACCCTACACAAAATAATTATGATTTTTATTCTGCAGGAAAAGGTGGATTAGATATAATAAATGATTTATGTAGAAGATCTATTCCTGAAAATGGTGATCCTGCTTATTTCTTTTATGAAACACAAGATGGATTTAATTTTAGAGGTATAGATAATCTTATTTCTGAAGATCCAGTAGAGACTTATACTTATGTTGCTGGTCTTAAGGCAAATCTTGATAATGATGAGAATGATTATAGGATTTTATTACCACCAAATGTT